TAACGTTCACGGACGAATTCAGCTTCGCCCGAATGTCGTTCAGTTCCTGGGTAAAACGAGCCAGGGATGCACCTTCGCGCTCTTGCGCATCTTGCTCCTGCTTTGCCTGTTGGAACCCCTGCTCGGCCACCTTCTCATCCAGCTCCATCTGGCGTTCGGCCATGGGATCAATCAGCGGTTCGGCGTCCTCATCCCGCTCGGGCATCTCGAGCATTTCACGCAGGACTTGCTCGTCTTTCTCAGTGGAGATGACGACTTTCGCGCCCACCATGGCATTCCAGGTCTCCACCATCCACTTGATGTGCTCGGTACTGGCGGGCTTGAAGCAAAACTCCGGATAGTCGCCATCGCCCCAGTTCTGATCGCCCAAGTCACGAAACAGTTGCTCGTTCAGGCATTCGGCAATACGCGCCCCATCTGCCCCAGTAGTCCAGAAAAACGCCCGTAGTTGGGTATCCGACTGTGCGAACGAACCCGTCTGCCCAGCCTGGGACAGCCCAAGCAGGTTCGGCACCAACTGCGACTTGGCGATCGCGAGATCGTGATACTGCAACGCCTTCTCGTACTGATCCGTGGTGCTCGGGAAGATCACCTCGATCTCTACACCCCGAGGAAGAATGATCTGCGTGAAGGCCTTGAACTCCCGCATGGCATTTTGCAGGGAGGTGTATTCAGGTGAGCCATGGGCCGGCGCGTTCTCGTCCACCCGCTTGGCAATGGGGATGCCCGAGCCGAACCTCTCCAGGTGCAGCGCCCAATGCTTCAGGGTGATGTCCTTCAGGTACCACGCCCGGTATGCCGATCTCAGCTCGGAGCGGCCGAACATCAAGTCCCACTTGGGTTTATGGACGTAGTGAATGACCCTGTCGGGATCGATGTCGATCTTCGTCGCCTTGCTGGTGCATTGCTTGATGCTTTTCAGCATCCCATAGTCGTCGGCGTAGAACTCGAAACTCTCTGGATTGCGCGTCAACAGCATGTTGATGCCGGTGAAGGTTGAGCCGTCGAAGTCGATCTGGCTATACACCTTCTCGGTGACTGAGAACCCGTATTCCCGGCCTGAGGCCACGCCTTCTATGGCGTCTACCCACGAGCCACGAATACGTCGAACGATGGCCTCGAACACCTCGATGCGCTTTTTCTGCTCTTCCTCGGCGAGACTCGAGCGCAGGAACTTGAACTGATGACCACGTCCTAGAATGGCATTCAACTTGAACTCGGTGACGGACTTCACCTGCTCGTCCGTCATCATCTGCGAGTAGATGCGCAGTCCCTTCTTGCCTACGAGATCGTCCGGGTTATATCGCTGCCCGCCGACAATGCTGTAGGTATCGCCCGTGTCGTAGCTGATGATCTGATCGGGCTTTTGTTCCGGGTAGGTATCGGACAGCGGGATGACATTGCCCATCACATCAGCCCATCCAGAGCGGTGCTCTTTTCGACAACCATGGCCGGCTCTTTGGCTCTAGGGCCTGGCGCAAACACGGGCGCCTGGGTGGCGAACTGCATTACGATGGAATCCGCTCGATCGGGTGATTTAATCCCCTCGCGCTTCATCTCTTCGCGAGTGACCAATTCCTCAATGCGATCATCGCCGACGATCTTTCTTTTCACTGAGCAAAGCTGCGCCTCCAGTTCGTCAACCTCATCCACCGCATCGGGCGCGAACGATATATATCCATCGCGAAACGCATCGCGCGCCACAAGATACGACTGAGTGCGCCTGTTTTTCCACTTTTCGGCATTGTCTGAGGCAGAACCGCCTTTATAGCGGATAACTCGATAGCCGCGGTTATAGAGTTCTCCTGCCAAACCTGTACCGACGCCCGCAGCATCCACTACGAAATCATCCTGGTCCTTGCGCCCGCCGTATGCGATGAACATCGCCTCGGCAGCATCGGCACCATCAATCTGAGCTTGCTCTAGGCTGAAGTTGAACGCCTTCTGCTTCAGGATGCGGGTATGCGAATCGAAGTGCTTACCCACGGTAATCATGGTTTCGTCATCGCCGCCATCGGCAACGTCTACCGATACACGCAGCTTGGGTAACGAACCATCGTTCTCGAAATCGCGCAGCAGCGCGTCCGCGACCCAGCCTAGTGCAATGATCTGGTTAGCATCATCAGCGGCGAACTGCCCGAAGCAGCGCACCTTCACCACGGGGGAGTCGGCGCCGTACTTGCGAATCATTCGCTCGATGCTGGCGGGATTGATGCGCTTGGACTTCTCCGGTCCCACATGCATGCGGTAGTAATCGCACGCGATCTTTTCCTTGAGATGCGAATCCGCGAACGTTCCCTGGTTCTTCGTGGGGTTCCCGATCATCACGAGCACAGGATGCTCGGAGCCGAACATGTTGCCCTCGATCACCGGGAACAGGCGCTCATGGACGCCAGAAGATTCATCCACCAGCGTGAGCATGGTTGTCCGGCGCAAGCCCTGGATGTTCTCGGGCTGTACGCCGGTCTCGGCCACCAAGAAGTGATTGACGGCATCCTCGCCCCACTTCACCTGCTCGGCACCGATGTCCATGTTGCATAGCTCGGCGTATCCAGGGATAGCACGAGCGGCGATCCGACTGAACTCGCCGAAGAAGCGTGTCTTGACGTGTTCTTTCTTAGGCGCGACGACCGGAATTACTAACGGATCGTAGGCAAAGCCCCAGATATGCGCCAATACCGCTATCCCGAAGGTCTTGCCCGGTCCCTGACAGGCCCTGCAAGTGATCTGATTCTTGCCCTCGTGGTTATAGCGGGTCGGGATTCCCAACCGCTTGCGTTCAACGTCGGCGACGGCCTCTAGCAATTCCTCTTGCCACAGATCAAGGCTCCAGTCATTCGAGCGCTTGTACCGCTTATCGCCCGGCTTTGGCTCACCAGGAAGAATGCTCAGACGTAGGATCGTGCGCGCGAATTTGACAGGCTCGCGACGCGCCATCATCACCAGGCGGACGAGATCGGCCTTCGTCAGCCCGATGTCATCGAGCTTCAGAACCGCACTAATGCGACACCGAAGCCTCCTGGATCTCTTCGTCCACCGCTCTCATGGCTTCGCGCCATTGCTGCGATAGGCTTCCGTCGCTGTTGGTCAGGTCGATACTTTGCGCCGGCTTACCGTATCCACGATCCAGCAATGCACATGCCGCATTCACACGAGCAGCGGCCGGTGCCTTTTTGTTTTTCATGATGGCAACGAGAGTTGCAAGCGCCTCGGTTGTCTTCTTCTGCGCCATATCGCGCAAACGACCGACACCCTTGGGGCGTCCACCGGGATTACCTGATTTTCCTTTCTGGAAAGCCATTGATGTGTACTGTTCTGAAGTTACAGAGATTGCGTCCTAACTCGCTGAAAGAGTCAAGTTTTTGCCGTTCATTTCCCGTCTGGCCTTGGCAATAGCCGCCGTTCTTGTCTCGTCCTTTACCGCGACGCCTTTCTCATAGCTCCAAAAGCGCCACACCGCAGGCCGATGTTCGCCGATGAGTGGATACACGAACAGCTTAGAGCCTGTGAGTCTGGCGAGGTACATCAATCCTCCCACTTACCACGACGAGCCGAAGGACGATTCCGCGGCAGTGCAACGCCGTATCGCTGAAGTCGCTTGTAGACATCGGTCCGATAGACCCCGGCGATCTGTGCGGCATGGGTGACGTTGCCTTCCGTCACAGCAAGCAGCGTCTGCCAGTACTCCCGGCATGCCTCGAACCTGTGTTCCATCTCCGTAGGAATCTGGCTCACTTGATCATATACCCCAGCACATTCGACGGCGCGCTCTCGACGCCAGCCGAGTTGTACGCCTTGATGGCGAAGTACCATGTGGCCGGTGATAGGCCATCGACGATGTATGTAGTCATAGAAGGATTCGGGACTTCAATGACTTGGTCTAACGAATCCGCAGCCTGCCCATAGACGATTCGGTAGCCGGCCAAGTTCGTCAGTGCGCTGCCATTGGTGTTTTGCGTAGGCTTCGTCCAAGTGAGCGTGGCTGATCCCGTGACGGCGCCCCAGTTGATATCCTCCACTCTCGTCCAAGCACCTACCGTGCCCGTCTGAGTCCAGATGCGCCCGGTAGTGACTTTCGATGCAAGTCTCCAGTACAGCGGCTGTGTGCCGGTGTTCACGGCAACCACCAGAGACCGTGATGGATTCTGATAGCTCACGCTGGCACAGTTGGGCCATTGCACCGTCGAGCTTTCGAGAATCTTCCCATCCGCCCCAGCATCGGCGCAGGTGTACACCTGGAGCGCGGTAGTCGTAGGCGGGGATGTGACGACAGGCGGTTCAGGCGCCGGAAACGGCGTCGTGTTGAATGTGACTTTCCACTGCGTGTCGTCGTGGCACTTGTACGTCACGTATCCCGTTGTGCGGCGGCTGCGTTCCTCGTCGTACATCTGCATCGCACAGGCGGCGCATTCAAGCCAAGTCTTGGGAACGGGACAAGCGAGCGGTGGATTCGTCGTCGTTGTAAGCGTCGTGCCGCTACGCTGCAGGACGACGCTTTTCGACTCCGCAACGGTACCGCCGGCAAATACCTTGTCCACGATGAGCACTGCGAGCAGAACCACGAATGCGCCGTAAACGAGTATCTGCATCCAGCGGCTTCCTTTGCGCGCATCTCGTCGGCGTTCAAGCAGCCACTCGTACTGTTCGTCGTCGGATTCTCGTGTGTTCATGTCGTGCTCCAGATATAGATCCCCAGGACCAGATAGGCGGCAGAGATAGAAATACGCAGCGCTTGCGCGGACCAGGTCGGGATGTGGTGGATGCTGTCCATCACTTCACTTCCCGAATAATGTCCACATGCAATCCGTAGCGAGCTTTGAGCTGCTTGAGCTTGTTCCGTTTCGTCTGCGTTAAAACACCCGTGGTGTCGGCGAGCGTCACGCCGTTCGGCATCACGACCAGGAAATCCACAACGAACTTCACGCCACCTTCCAGCCAGAACGGGACTTGTCGGGTAAACCAAAGCACGTCACCGGCCTTCCAGCGAAGCAGCAACTGCTCGTAGTAGTCGCGCTCTAAGCGGCTTGCGAAGTCAGTACCGTCCGCCGCACGGCAACGGATGTTCTTGAACTTCGTTTTCTTCTTCGCTGCTTCTGCGATTAGAGCTGTGTTCGGTCGCGGCCGATGCTTTGATCGTTCCACGTGAAGCAACTCGATGCCGTTCTTCACGCGAGCTTGGTGCTCGGCGACTTGCTGCTCTGTCATTCGCATACATAGTTCTCGCAAAAGTTTGTCGCCTCTGCCCACGATTCGAACGAATCCAGAACCTGCGTCATCGCCGCCGCGGTAGTGAACCCATAAAACACGACGTACTTCCCGCTCTCTACCGCCTTCAAGATCGTGAACTCACCGCTGACAGCCCGATTCGGTCCCGTCGTTTTCCACGTCATTTGTGGCATTGGTCAGCTCTAACTGCTGCTTCATGTCCCGAACCTCGCGCGTCACCTCGTGTATCGAAGGCCAGCGGTGATATCTACCGCATGCCGTACAGGTATCCGCAAAGTGAATCCATCCATCAACCGTCTTCCACGTCGAACCGCGAGTGGTACCACCGCACTTACACACCATGAATGAATCTCAACGGCAGATCCGTCTTCGAACGAAGAAACTGTCCGCTGGAGTGGACATGCAATTGGATTTTTCCTATCCAGTTTGCTGGCCGCAGGCCGCGGTTCTTCGCGACTATGAGCAGACCGTCCGGTGCATCGAATTCCTTCACCTCCTTGACGTCCCTCCAGACAATGAACACATGGTCGGCTTGGTCCGTAATTGCGCCGCTACCGCGAATGTCATTGCGGCCAGGCACGTCGGTCTCGTTGACCTTGACGATGTGATGGACGAGGTGAATGTGGATTCCAAGCTGGCGGCCGTAGTTCGTCAGATGGTTCACGAACACGCGCTGGCCTTCGTAGTCGTCTTGAGCAAGGCCGGTGCGCATCAGCGAATCGAGGATGAAGTGCGTGCAACCCTTCTCCTTGGCTGCGTAGGCGATCAATGCCAGCACCCGCTGCGGGTCCATCATCCGCGTCTGGTTGTAGAGCCAGAGCTTTCCTGAGACCCACCCGCACACCACATCGATCCAATCGTCAGACTCGCGCACGTCGGTGTCTGGTATGGCGAACTGCGTCATGTCCGCCATGGTTTCCTCGGGATCTTCCTCCAGGCTGGCGATGCAAACCTTCTGTCTGGCCCGGACGAGGTGCAGCGCCAGCAGCTTCAGCATCGAAGTCTTGCCGTGAAAGTTGATGCCAGCCCACAAGCTGAGCTTTCCAGGCTTGAAGCGAACACGACTTTCCAAGCCAATCCACGGAAGCGGCACACCGTCCCGAGCGCCGCGCGCGTGCAGCACATCGCTGATCTTCGAGACGAGCGAGGTCGGATCAACAAACCGCTGAACGTCGTCGTCCGAAAGAACGTACCGATTCCAGTCGATAGGCGTTTCCTGAATCTGGATCTTGGACAACACGCGGTCGATTGCTGCGCTCATTGCAGGCTCAGCCTCAGCAGCAATTCCCCGCGGCGTGCCCTGCCCTTCAGGTTCTTCGTCCACTCGCCATCCGCGTCGTAGACCACATCGCCCCAGCAGCAACGACGCAGGGTCTCCAGCATCGAGGGCTTCGCGGCAAGCAGTGCCGAGGCCAAGCGTGATTCACTCGCCAGCGGCGTTCTCCACTGCGCCAAGATCACGTGCAGCCCCGCCACTGGCGCCCAGTCGCAAGCATGGTCTTCGGTGGGGCGGACACGGATCGCCAAGCACCCAAGGTCTTCGAGCTTCGAAGCAAACGGCCAGTCGTCCGTGACGAATACCGCCATCGTCGGCGACTGCAGCCGAGAGCGGAGTTTCGCGAGGGCCTGAAGCTCAAATGGCACCGGCATAAGGGTCTCCATTTGGCTTCTTCGCTGGCAGTTTCCCCTTCGGCGCGAACAACCCTTGCCATCCGGCTTGCAAGGACGTTTCGAGGATTTCGCGCTGCGTCTCGGTGTCGAACTTGGCCAGGAGTTTGAGCTGCGGTTTAAGCGCCCTGGGGCTCATGGACCAACGTTTTTCGCGACGATGCGCAAGCCATTCTTCCCACACTTCGCGAGGCAACGAATCGTGCAACGCGAGTTGCACACCCTTTGACGGTTCTCTCGGAGGTGGGGGAGTAAGAGGGGGGAGTGTGAGGGGGGAGAACGAGGGGGAGGAACCCGGAATTTTGGAACCAGATGCACCCCCCGCATTTGGTGCACCCTCATCCCGTGCACCTCGTGCATCTGATGCACCTCCCGCATCGCATGCACCCCCCGCATTTGGTGCGGGGTGCACTAGATATACGTTTGACTTGAGTGGACGTCGCTCGACGGTCACGTGTCCCGCGGAGGCCAGCCGGCTTATGCTTTGTTGCACGGCTCGTGCGCAAAGACATGTTTTGGTGATGAGGTTGCCGATCGTTGGCCAGCAGTGCCCGTCATCATTTGCGTTGTCCGCAAGGGCAAGCAGTACGAGCTTGTCAGCATGCCCCATTTGCAGCGGCCAAACTTTAGACATGATCTTTATGCTCACCGCGCAAGTCCGCGCTCCGCTTCCATTGCGGCGACTCGTTCGGGTGATCTCATCGCGTGCAGTCGAGTCAGCTCGGCCCAGGCGGTTCGCCGCTCATCTGGCGTTAGAACAGTGTGCAGCAGCATCGCTTGGTGGTCGATGCGTCGCTCAAGGTCGGAACTGGAACTGAATTCGGGCGTTGAGCCTTCCACGGAGGTGCATACCTGCGCGGCATCGCGAACGGAAAACGCGGACAAAATCTGTTTCATCGCGGCACCCTTCCCGACACCAACTGCGCTGCGATCTCAAGCGCGTAGTCCTTTTCGGCGAGCTTGGCTTCGAGTTCGGCAATGCGTTTGTCTTTGTCGTCCTGCGCCTTGCGTATCGACGTAAGGTCATATCCCGCCGAGCACATCAGCCACAGCAGCACCGCATCGTTGCCGACGACTTCACAGAAGTGCATCAAGTCATCGGCGGGAAAGCTCATGTCGCCGTTCTCGATTCGGCTCCACGTCGCCTTGTCCTTATCAAGCGGACCGTAGACTTGCTTGGGTTCCAGATCGGCGAGACTGATTGCGTATCGAAGGGCTCGGCGAAAGTTCGGCAGCGACGCCACATACGCCAAGTCTGGCGGCGGACAAGGCTTTTTCGCCGGCAGCAGCGCGAGCTGTTCAACGGCGGCGGACTTTGTTGATCTGCGTTGATGGTCCATCGGCTAGGCAAATTTTTTTGACTCTGTTGCAATGACAACCGTGATAAATCAAAGCCGATATTTCGGCGGTATCCAGAACCTGAACAATAGAAAGTCGGTAGCTAAAAAGTGCAGAACGTCCCCATGTATGTAAAACCGCTCGGCTCAGTAGTTTCCGCGTCGACTTTTTGTTGCAGGTGCCTTGTCAGTAATTTGCAATGGGCATATGGTCGGTCCTCCAAACGAAGCCCGTATGCGCGCAAGGGTGCGAGTGCAGAGCGGGCCGAACGGAGTCACCCATGTGCTGCGCTCACCTGCGGCCCAGGCTTCCGCGCGCGTTCTTGCACGCGGCGTTCGTACAGCCGGACGAGGCCCATTCCAATATCGAAGCCCGTCCGCTTGATGACCCCGTTCTTGATTCGATTCAGCGTTGGAATCGTCAGCTCGACGCCGTCTTCGCGCAGCTCTTCCGTGATCTCGCGCTCCTTCATTCCGAACTGAATCAGCTTTTCTATGCAGTATTTGGGGCTTGGCATACAACCGACTTTATTACGACCTCGCAAAGATGTCTATACATCAGCGCAAAGTTGTTTGCCCGAAGGGGCCTATGCGGCCACGATTGGCCACATGCCAGGACGTTCACTTACATTCAGGGAATTGATAGAGGCCGCCGCCAAACCCCATCGCGAGCTATGGAAGGGGGACGATCAGCTCAACCTGAGCGCCCTAGCCGAGCACTACAAGAAGAAGGGCCACCCGGTATCGGGCGCGAGCTTTTCCAGGATCTTCGACGGAACTCAATCCCCCAAGGAAAAGGTCATCGAGGCGACATATCATGTGTTTCGCATCCCGCGCAGTATCCTGCGGGGCGAACCGGTGTCCGCTGAGATGGAAAAAACCCTAACCGACTTCAAGTTTTCGACTCTCCTTCTGGCTCAGAAGATCGAATCGCTGCCGAAAGACGACTATTACGTCATCATGCAGCAGATCGAACGTGCGCTGGATAACGCCGAAAAGCTGCGTGAAGCCATGAAGTCGGGCAATGTCACCTCTATAGAACGCCACCGAAGATAGCTAAGTCGGTGATTTTGCAAGGGCCTGAGCTGGCCCATTTTTTTGCGCAAAAGATTACGCGCACGTATTGACAGTCTTACGTGTCCGTAATATCGTTCGCCCATCGGATCGCCACGGCAGACCGCCGGAACAGATCCTAACGGTGGAGCGAGACCAGGTGAGCGGATTCACGAAAGGCCCTTGGACGATTGACAGCGCGAACTGCTCGGCCCATTCGTTCTGCGGCATCCACGGCGGTGACGATGACGGCTACATCATTGCCGACCTATGCAATGACGGTTACTCGCGCGAAGTCCAAGAAGCCAACGCTCGCCTGATCGCGGCGTCGCCGGATCTGCTCGCCGTAGCGCAGAAATGCGAAGCGCTGCTGACGCGGCAGAAGTGGTGCGAAACGGGCGACGATCCCGAAGCCGTATTACTGCGTGAAGCCCGCGCTGCCATCGCCAAGGCCACCCACATCCCCGCTGACGAAAGCTCAGCTTCTTGATCGGGAGTGAGTCATGTACCAGATCATCGACATCAACACGAACGAAGTGCTCGGCACGTACGGCGACCGCAACGGCGCTTACCGCGCTCTGAATCGCGGCCTAAACACTCGATTCGCTGGCCGCTCAGTGTTCGTCGTCGCGAAGTAACCGCCATGACGAAGCAACAGGAAATGAAGTCGAAGCTTGAGCAGATCGGACTCCCCTACAAGGAAGTCGAGTGCTACGGCTCGCAGATCGTCGTGACGGCTCATAGCGTCGAGAGCGCAAACAAATGGGCAATGATCCTGTCGCGGTTCGCGAAGGTTCGCCGTGCTGCGCTCGAAAGCCTGGAGCAAACGGTAGAGCGCAAGTACGTGAAGGTCTGGCGCACTTACGCGGTGATCGAGTGAGCACTCCAGACGCGGCGCTTCGCGAGGAGCCGAAGCGCGACGAGCGCGGCTCTTGTGACTGCTGCGGCAAGCATCCCTGGAAGTACAAGGGCGTGCATTACGGCATCGACACCGCTTACTGCTGGGAGTGTGCTGGCGAGACGGCAGAGGAGCAGGAGTGATGCGAAGCTACGACGAACTTGTGAGCGCCATCATCCACGCGATGCCGACTCAGGCGGAGATCGAGGCGCTGAGCAACGAGCAGATGCAAGACCTGCGTAAGTACGGGGAGCAGCTACATGAATAGGTTTCCAAAATTCAAAAGCCATGCAGTTGCCAGCTGCTTCTGCTGTGGCGCTCGCCTTAGCGGCGAGGCTCAGGACTCTGGCAACGCGCACGGGCGCGGTCAGTTTTTCAAGGTCTGCGCGAAGAGCGGGATGCGTACCTGGTACGACATCCCAAACGGTCACGCGCATCCGATCTTCCAGCAGATTCTTAGCGGGATTCACTCGTGAGCGCCTGCCCTCATTGCGGCCCTGCAAGCCGCCACGCAGTGCAGGCCAAGCGCGCGGGTGTGGAGTTGCGTGTAGGTCAATCGTGGCGAGGCGCCTACTGGAGCGACGGCAAAGGGCAAGCGATACGGTGTGCACCGTGCGATGGCACTGGCCAAATCGAGATCGACGAACTCGAAGAAGAGTCGTCGCAGCGCGAGCGTGACGAATGGATCTCGTTGGGTCGCGACGAGTAACCCGCGCACAAATCATTACCTGAGCACACATGAATGAGTTGGCACTTTTCGCAGGCGCTGGTGGCGGCATTCTCGGAGGCAAGCTCCTTGGATGGCGAACAATCTGCGCAGTTGAAATCAACCGGCACAGACGGGATTGCCTTCTCGCCCGCCAGAACGACGGCGCGCTTGAGCCCTTTCCGATCTGGGACGACATCTGCACCTTCGACGGGCTCCCATGGCGAGGACGTATTGGTGTGGTGTCTGGCGGCTATCCCTGCCAGGCGTATTCAACCGCGGCTCGAGGCCGCAACACGGCTGATGACCTATGGCCGGAAATGCGGCGAGTCGTGGCAGAGGTCGCTGCCCGGTACGTATTCGCGGAGAACGTTTCACGCAGGTCCATTGACGCCGCAGCAAGCGACCTGCAAGCGATGGGTTACCAAGTCCGCTGCATTTCCCTTTCCGCGGCAGACCTGGGTGCGGACCACGTTCGGCCCAGGCATTGGCTACGTGCATACGCCGACAACGAAAGCGAACTACTCGGCGACTTCGATGCAGAAGTGGCCGAGCTGCAGAGCATTTGTGCAGGCGTTTGGACGGCCGAGCCCGGAAGTTCACGAGTGGCTGATGGCGTGGCCGAACGGATGGAGCGGTACATCGCCACTGGCGAGGGACAAATTCCAATCGTGGCTGCAGCGGCATGGCGCCTGCTGAGCTGCGCATAGAGCGTGAGAACGACCATGAACGAAACGATCAACAGCGGCTGGTACGAGTGGAACGGCGAGTGGTGTGTATTCGTAACCATGCGCTGCGCCTATCCCGCTTGGTGAGCAGCCCACCCTCAGGGATCAAAGCACATGAAATTTCGCGTCACGATGAAAGACCCCGACACACTGCACGATGCCATCCGGGATGCCATTGAGCGGCAACTGACTGCCGAGGGCCTTACTGATCCAGAAGAGCGCGAGCTTGTGATGGAAAAGCGCCAGGCAAGGATCAGAAAGCAGTGCGCGAAATGGTTCGACTATGGCGAATACCTGACCGTCGAGATCGACACCGACGCATCAACGTGCGAAGTCGTTCTCAAGCACGAATAGTACAGCGCACACGAACTGACCGAAGCATCGATAACACAACTGGAGATTTGAATGGCAACTGAGAAAACGAATGGGGAACGATACGTGATGGTGACCACTGAGCACCGTGGTGTATTCGCTGGCTTTGCGTCTGACACATCCGGTGATGCGATTAAGTTGCGCGCCGGGCGCAACTGCATCTACTGGTCGGCCTCACTTAAGGGCTTCCTTGGCCTCGCGAGTCAAGGCCCGGACAGCTCTTGCAAGATCGGCCCCGCTGCTGACATCGAGCTGCGCAAGATCACATCGGTCGTAGAGGTCGCGCCGGAAGCACAGCAGAAATGGGAGGCCGCCCCGTGGAGCCGGTAATGCTTAGAGGCGAGCTGCCCGAATGGGCGGCGAGCCGAGGCGACGGCTACGGCGACGGCGACGGCTACGGCGACGGCGACGGCTCCGGCTACGGCGACGGCTACGGCGACGGCTACGGCTACGGCTACGGCTACGGCTACGGCGACGGCGACGGCTCCGGCTACGGCGACGGCTACGGCGACGGCTACGGCTACGGCTACGGCTACGGCTACGGCGACGGCGACGGCTACGGCTACGGCGACGGCTACGGCTACGGCGACGGCTCCGGCTACGGCGACGGCGACGGCTCGTATTGGACGGCGACCATCCAATACTTCGCAGAGAAGTGGAGCGATGCGCAGCAAGCCCGCCTCGAGGCACTGCGCACGCTCGGCGCGAAGATTGCCTTCTGGCGCAGTGATGCGTCTGGTCGGCCGTGCAATGGCGGCAGCGGCGATCCAGTGAAGCCTGGCGATGTTCAGAAGATCAAAGGCCCGCTGCAAATCTGTTCGCGCCGCGCGTTGCATGCCACCGAGATCCCGCCGAAATGGGAAGGCGCGCGCGTATGGGTTGTCGCCCTCATCGGCGAGCTGCAGCAGGAAGAGGACAAGTTTGGCGCGCTTGAGCGAGAAATCATCGGCGAGTGTCTTTGAGCAGCTCCGGAGAAATGAGTGATCACCCTGCGCTTTGAATTCACCTCTCGCCTACCCGGCCGTAGTGCCTGGGTTCGCGTGATCGTGGACGGCCAAGCGCTGATCGTGACGACGCTGGCAAACGCTCGGGAGTACGTACTGTGATCGCCACCGATGAACTCGCAATCGTGAACGCACTGAAGGTGCCGAAGCCGACATATGCGTCGCAGTGGAAGCGCGTACACATCGAAGACATCGAAGTCGTGTACGACGGTCGTCGCGCTCATTTCTCGGTCGAGGCTGAGTACAAGATCGACGAAGACCGCAACGTCATCGTTGGAACGGTGCGGTACGACGGCAAGCCGATCACTGCGATACCGGCGATTGTCGATTTGATCGAGCAGGCGATTGCTTCCGACCAAGTATGACGCGCTTCCTGAAAATCACTGGCGCGCTGCTTATTGGCCTTGGCTTAGCCGCCGCCTTTTGTCTGGGCTTGGATTGGGTAGTGAGGCAACTCGTATGAACGCAAAGGTAATTCGGTTCCCGACCTGTGCCGACCTTCGCAAGCCGCATGCAATGGCGACGAAGCGAGGATGGTTCGAACGGCTGCTTAAGCCAGCCCCGAAGCGCGTGACCCGCGCAGGTTTGATTATCGCCCGAGCAATGAGGCCAGTGAAATGAACGCAGTTACCGAGTTCAAGGCGCCGCCGCGCACCTCTTTGGTCGCACGTATGGCCGAGCGCTTCGGCGTCGATGCCGACAAGATGCTCACCACGCTAAAGGCTACGGCATTCAAGGGTGACGTCAGCAACGAACAGATGATGGCCCTGTTAGTCGTCGCCGAGCAGCACGGGCTGAATCCGTGGACGAAAGAGATCTACGCCTTTCCCGATTCCCGCAACGGCATCGTTCCA